TTAGACATATTCAATTTTCATTCTCTTGGTCGGTGCATTTATGACCTTAAAAATAAGCTCGTCAACACAATCCGTATATCTGCCTTGCTGAATGAGCTGATTTTTTAACTCTACAAGGCTATGTATCAAAAGTTTTCTTTCGTGGCTATCCAAATACAGATGATTAAATTTCTCTCTCATAAGCACACCTCCACTTCTTTAGCTTCATTATATTGGAAAGTAGGGGAAAGGACAAATCTGCAAAAAGGGACAAAAAATAAGCGTACCACTATTTCTAATGATACGCTTATCGTATTTAACTGTTAATCAAGGTCTATGAATACCCTTACAGTGGTATCTCTCCACTGATTTTTCCTTACATACTGTCCGTTAGCCTTTCGATAGGCTGCTGCCTGCTCGAAACTAAGCGGCAATTCAAAGGAAAGAGAACTCCTACCTATTTGCAATAGCAGCCTGTGTAGCCTGCTGTGACAAAGTTTTCATTGCTTGCTGTGGATTTTCTGCTGCTGCAGCTAAACCTCCAAATCCTTTTACAAGTTTCGTTGTACTTTTTGTACCAACTGCATCTAATTGAGCATATGTAGAAGCCATATCTGAAGAACTATAAATTGTCTGTTCTGCAAATTTTTGTAGTTCTTTTCTAGTGCTTGCTATTTCTTTTTTTGAATGACTATTCATGCTCATGTTACCTTCGAAAGTTTTCCATGCAGCACTTGATTCGTTTAATCCTCCTACAATTTCTGAAAGTCCAGAAGTGACTACAGACACCGCTTTGTTTCCTACTGCCACCATTGCCCCAAAACCGATTCCGCTTTTAAGAACTTTTCCTAAAGATAGTGTGGATTTTTGAGCTGCTTTCATACCTGCTTCGAATCCAGCATCTCTCGCAGTTAATATCGCTTCAACACTATATGATTCTGCCATCAGCTCTCCCTCCTTCTTAGCAATCTCTTCATCTTCTCAAATCGATCTGGCTTATTCTTTCGTTTTGCCTGATCGATTGCATCTTCGTAGTCGTAGAATTTCTTAAATGTTGGATAGACTGGTTTTTGTCTGTTCTTTCCGGCTTTCTTTTTTGCACGTACGGCAAAATTAAGAAACGCTTGCCAGTGATTTCTGTAGTCTTTATCTACTTCTTTTAGCCTTGCCGCTTCGGCCATGATCTCATATTGTGCAATCGTCAATTGGTCCACTTGATCAAACGACGTAAAACCAAAATACCGGAAACAGTCAATCGCCAGCTCCCGGTATATTTCTTCAAAATCTTTTATTCTTCCTGCTGTTTCTTCTTCTGTTTCTCCACTTCTTCCTTCAGCTCTCGTGTCGTTTTCTTCGTAGCATTTGCATTCTCTAAGAAACCCAATACCGTATCAAATAATGCATCGATATCTGTGTTTTCATCCTCAATGTGCTTATCTAACTCTGTTCGTTCAAGTCGTGGTGTAAATCCTTTGTTCGCTACCAATAAAACATCTTCTAATGCATCAAGATCACCATCAAGAATTTCTGCAACTTTATACTGCAGACCAATGTCTTTTGTTTTTCCTTTAATATTTTCTACTGGGACAGCAATTGTTTTGTTGATTTCTCTCATGAATCCCATTCCAAAGTTAAATTCATATGTTGATTTGTTAATCTGTAATTCGTACATGTATTATATCCTCCTAAGCTCCTGTTTTTGGTGTATCTACGAATGCATATGCCTGTTCCTGCTGCTGTGTTGTCACAGTTACATCTCCATCCACACCTGTTCCATTGATACCAAATGTTAAAGAAACCTCTACAAACTCATCTGCATTAGCTGTTCGTTCAATTTCTGTTAGATATCCCTGAAAATATTTTCCTTTAAATTTATTACTTCCTGATTCAACTGGTTCTGCTAAATTAGCTTCCCAAATCTCGATCAGTTCATCAGCATCTAAAGCCTTTTCAAGCTTATCCACTAATTCATCGTCTTTCTTCAGAATTGAAGTTGCAGTAATTTCTACTTCTGCTGCACCTGGTGTTCTGATAGAACCATCCTTTGTTGCAGTAGAATCTGCATCCTTTGACTTTGTACGGCCGTTTTCTGTTGTGAACGCAAGTGTCGCACCAGCTTGTGTTGCTGATTCAGATAAAATTCGATACAGATAAACAACCTTCTTACCTTGCACCGCTTCATTTCCAAAAAGCTGTAAATTTAACATTGCTACCTCCTAATTAAATGTAAATTCTAATTCTAAAACCCCGTGCATCAGGGGTTCTTTCGTTGTTGCGTCTGAGAGGATTCTTTGATTTACTCTTACAAGATTCCAACCAAAGTTTTTTGTTTCTTCGATCTTGTAGCACATATCTTTGATCTCTAATAATATCTTCGATAATGTTCCTCTCTGTCTTGGGTTGTTATGCCAGACATGGATTACCTGGCTGACTGCTCCAAAGACTGTTGTTTTGTTTGCTTGATCATCCTGTGTGCTGTCAGCAAGATAAACAAAAGGATACGGGGTTTTATCCGGCGGTAGGAATGTATCATACACACCGATTCCCGTATCCTGATATTTTTCTTTTAGTTTTAACAGTAGCACAGTAAATAGTTCCTGCTGTGGATCCATATTATTTCATTACCTTTTCTAAATCACTTTTAAAAATCTGCTTTTGCTCGCCCAGTGCTGGGCGCATGTACGGTTGTGATTCCATGAAACGTGTTCCATACTCAACATATTCTGCATAATCTGTCGTTGGTGCTACAACCGCAGTTAAGCCGCCATCTTTGATATTGAGGCCAATGCTTCTTTTTAATGTTCCAGTATCTACCGGTACATAATGTTGCGCTTTTTTCTGGAGATCCGCTCCATTCTTTTTGACTATTGTCTTTACTGCATTAAGATCCATGTTCTTTCTTAATTTTGCATTAAGCTGATCTAATCCATTCACATTAATTCCACTCATCATTGCACCTCCGATACAATAAAAGTCTGTTTGGTTCGAAGCTTCCTTGAATGATCTGCCTTATAGATTGTATTTCCAACTCTGATCTGATCAAATGGCTGATCATAGTGATTTTGTAACTGAATCGTTAAACTGCCCTGCTTGATCATCCCATAAACCAGTTGCATCATCTGTGTTGTTGTATCCATGATCGAGGCTTGTCTTGAATCTTCGCTTACAGAATCTTCTTTGTAATCACCTGTTTCCTGATCATATTCTCCTTGTGTCAACTTTTGAAAGTAAATCGTTGTGTCATATCTCATAGAAACCTCAACTTTCCTCGTTTTGCATCCTTTTGCATCTGTAAATATGCTTCGATTTCATCCATGAACGGAGCAAAATCATTTGCAGACGCATACGACTGTGTTTCTCCTTCAACGTTATGACTTGCTAGTCCTTCAGATCCGATGCGATTAAAACGAATGATCGCGACTTCGATAATGATGTGTTCCATCTCATCTGGTGGATCCATACCACCTAAAAGTAATCGAAGCCTTGATTCTACAGAATCTAAGATCAGCATCAGTTTTTCGTCCTGTGTGGAATCCTCAAAACAAAGCATTATCTTAAGCTTTTCCAGCATTCGCTTTCTCCTTTACTTCCGCGATTAAAGGAACTCCCTGAGCGTTTCCGCTCCCAAGAAGTTCCTCAATTCTAGTTTTATTCGGTGTTAATTCCTGTCTTGGATATGTATCTCCAACATCATAGTGATGATACACTTTGCCGCCTTTAACATCTTTATAATCCTGCAGATCATGAAATGCTTTTACTACTTCATAAGCCATATCAACACCTCACTATTCTTTTGCAGCGGATACGACATCCCCTGATCTTACTGCTTTATAGTTACGATCACACTCAACAATTGTCACATGACTGCCTTTTGCTGCTGTGATTTCTGATACTCCATCCCATTTAGACCAGTTCTTTACATCCATGCCGTAAGTTACTGTTGTTGCCGCAGATGCATTTATTTTATATTTAAATGCATTTTTCATAGACATGAGCTGTTCATCCATTGTGATCGCTGTATCACCAGCATTTGTACCTTCTACTGCTGTAAGATGTAACTCTCCAAGAGTCTGTGTATCTCGGCTTCCAACACTTGTATATGCGATCGCATCAAGATATTCACAGAAAAGACGTAAGCCCATGATCGCAAATAAATCAGAGATAGCTCTTTCATAGGTTCCCTGTGCATGGAATCCGATGAATCCTGTTGTTGGATCTGTTGTATAAGATAATCCAGCTTTTACAAATTCACTGTCTCCTGGATCAACATAATAAGCTACGATATTGTTTAAAGGAGTGGCGATTACAACACCTTCTGGAATCTCGGAACTGATAAATACTACATCAGCACCTAAAAAGTTCTTCATGTATTCAAACCCAAACGCTGTCTGCAGTGTGATATCTGCTGCACCAATATATTTGTACACATCAAGCGTATTAACCCATACAGCCACACCTGTTGCGGTTCTTTTCATCTTCTTGAATTTGTCTTTTACTCTTCCGATAGACATTGCAATCGCCATCTGCCATGTCGTTTCTGATCCTGTTAATGATCCAGCTTTTAACTGTTTGTAGAATTTATCGCTAACTTTATTCTGAAGATCCGATTTAAATTCTTCGTCTGTGTCGTTCACTGCAATATCATATCCTTTTTCAGCAATTGCCTCTAAAGATACACCTTTTCGGTATTTCTCGATTTTGATCGTATCGAATACCTTCTCTGTTACTTTGTACTGAGAATATGGGATTTCTTCTCCCTCTCCAATATCTCCAGATTTTAGCTCTCCTGTTACTTCTTTTGTTTTTAAGGCACTTCCATTCTCTTTTCTGATCATCCTTGCGATACCAAGTACATCTAATAATGCCTGAATATTCTTTCCGAAAGATGTTACAAAGTCAATTTCCCTTGCCTTTACTTCTAAGTTTCCCTGTCCAGTCATTCCGTCTGGTCCTGTGAATAACTGCAGATCTAATTTGTGTTTTTCCATTTTGTCCCCTTTCTTTACTGGAACAGATTGATATTTTCTCGGATCATCTTCTGACGCTCAATCGGGTCTTTAATGTCCATGATCTGTTCTTTTGTGATCGTGTTTCCACCGCCTGTTCCTGCTTTTGGCGGTTTTCCTTTGATCGCTTCTTTAACTGCTGCCTGCACAGCTTCTTTGTACATTTTTGCAAATGATTCAACTGCTGTCTTAGTTCCGTCCGCATCGTCTGCTACCAAATTGCTGAGAAGTTCATCTGGAATGTTGATGTTTTCATCTGCTAACATCTTTCGTGCTGTTTTGGCCAGTTCAGTTCTGGCGTTCATCTTTTTCAGATCTTCCAGTTCCTTCTCTGCTTTCTTTGCACGATATTCCGCTTTTTCTTCTTTTGTCATTTTAGCAAGCTTTTCTGCTTCAGTCAGCTTGTCATCGGTCAGCGTCTTCCATTTTTCTTTTTCATTAGCCACTGCCGTTTTGATTGCTTTGTTTACTCTGCGATCAAACTCCGCTTGATTTCCTTCCTGGCCTAAGAAGTCATCAAACGACATTGGTTCATTATTTCCACCTGTTCCGGATCCATCGTCATTCCCGTCTCCAGTCCCACCGTCATCTCCTTCTGTGAACAGCTGTAAAAATAACTTATACTTTTCCATATTCGCTCCTTTCGCCCTGATCCGTCCCTTCCAGATCATTGCTAATAAAAACTTAGTTTAACGACATTTCGGTCACAACAGTTACACAATCCGAATATAATCCGGATAAGCATCTGCGATGCTGCAAATGCCAATAAAAAAGGAATCTATCAAAGTTTTTGATTTCTCTGATAAATCCCTGTATCTGATAAAAGCCTGTCCAGCTTTTAAATCGTATTCTATTTTGTCATCGGTTAGATCATGAATTGACTTGATCAAATTTTGCAATAGCATCGACACCGATGCACATACAATGTCTTTGCCGTACTCTGCATAATTTGCATGTCCTGTCGCTGTGATTTCATGATCACGTACTTTTACTTCAATCAATATATCACTTCCTAATTTTTTGCATAAAAATACCACCAATCATTTCAATCAGTGGTATTGCTAATTATTAAAATATCCATTGTCAAATAAAAACTCGATTTCATCAGCGGTCAATTTTTTAAACGGACTCTCCCATGAATCATCTTCGGTTTCAAAATCCGGAGCTTTAAACTCTGATGGAATGAATCCAAGTTTCTTGCATATTCTTTCATATTCTTTTTCCTTCTCCATCAAAACACCTCCATTTTTACTCCTGCATCCATAAAATTTTTCTTTACTTTTTCAGTATATTCTTTGGCTTCCATCCAGTCAAGAGCTGCTGCTACTATTGGCAGATTAAATTTATCTTTATCAACCGAATATTTGTATATTTTCCCATTGTGACAAACAACTAATCCAAATTTATAGCCCCTATTCTTACATACTATTAAATCCGCTGTACTAGGAACATTACTTCCAGGATGATTATGGATAGCAATAATCTCATTTTTAGCAGATTTGTTTAGCATTTTTTTCATAGGCTTATTCATTTTTGCTTGACTTTCTACATTGTAATTTTTATTTATTGTATATTTACCAGTTTTACTGTCAATAAATGCTAAATCCTCATATTTTGTGCCTGATCTATGTTTAATTATCTCTTTAGAAAGTTTCCACGCGGTTCTATTTATCTTTGTTTGATCTGATACATTATTGAATTTTCTTCTATACTCGGACGAGTTAATTAAATCTTCTTTTACTATTGTATCATTATACATATATTTTTTCTTGCTTTCTTCTTGTTCTGCAGAATTTTTCCACGTATCAAAATCCAATCCATGCTCTGAATATGTATCCAACCACTTCTCATAATCATTATCATCCATATGTGCTGCCGTGCTGCAATGACAATAAGGATGCATCGGAGGAGCATTTTCTCCTGGCATCATATCAATTACTTTGAACACTTTCTCATCTAGTCTCTTACATTCACTACAAGCATCTAACTTCTGGCATGCTACGTATTGATAATAATCAAAACCATTCTCTATGTACGACTGCTTCTGGGCTTCTGTCTGAACTCTTGCAAGTTCTGTAACCATCAGTCTCATTGCGTTACTCTTGCTGACTCCAAATCGTTTTTCTAAATGTCTCGCAAGTACGCTTGGGTGTTTCCCTTGGATCAACCCTTCCTGAAGAAGCTTGTCGATTTCTGATTTCAGCATTGACTGGTGCGCCCAGATACGTTCGGACCACGTTGCGTTTTTGTAAGATGCGTCAACGATCACTCTTGCCTTTTTCGCATTATCATTAATCGTCTTTCCTAGTATACCTGCTTGTTTCCGCATTTCTTCCTCAGTTCGCTGTGTGAACACATCTCCAAACATCTTCTCTATCTCATCATAGCCACCTACCAAATGCATTCCTATGTTGGCTTTTAACAATTCTAATCGATTGATCTTCATTGCTGCATTATAATATCGCATCTCATCATTGGCTTTCTTCGAGAGGTCCTTATTCTTAACATAACGTTTTGCTTTCTTGGCATATGCTTCAATATCAATCTTGGCGATCCGCTTCTTGGCTTCTGCCATCGTGATTCCCTCTGCTTTAGCATACTTCACATAAAATCCGTTGATCTCCTTTTCTATATTTTCAAGCATATCCGCATAAATATCATCTAATTTCTTTTGATACTCAGCTTCATTTTTGATATTCAATTTTCTCTGACGTTCTTCTCGCTCTCTCCAGTAATTTTTACTGCTCATCTGTTTTGTCTCCAAACATCTGCTGCATCACTACATCTCTTGGCTTCTCCTCTTCTTTGTCCATACGCTCAATCTCTGTCTTCGGATTATCCACAACACTTAAGACTCCGAGCTGTGTTTCTTGTGACACAACACCAGAAAGATTTTGTGCGATCTGACTTTCTTCTAATAGGTTTGCTGGAACATTTGGTGTGAATTTATAATGCAACTTCACCCAATCATCTTTTTTCATAGCATTTCCAGGATTGCTAAAGATCAGCTTATATCTTCGATTCATTCCAGAGGTAAACTTTCGTTCTTTGGTTTTTCTAAGGTTACTCATTCCCTGCAATTTATATGCCATTGCAATGCCCGAACTTGTTCCAAAATTTTCATCTGAAATATTGGCTACCATGGAAATTAAAAATATCAGATTTTGTAATCGATCAAGTAAGTTTTCCTGCGTCGTGTCTCCGTTTGGTTTCTGTAAGAAATCAACGATTACACTTTCGCCATCTCCATCAAAATTGATCACACGGTCTGATCTAATATGTTTCAATTCATCCTCATCTAACAAAGTCCCTATAATTTTCAAATATGCATCTGCAAAATAATCTACATCATTGGCTTTTTCACTGATTGCTTTGTTGAATGCATTGATTATGGACATCACCGGTTCGAATATTCCTTGGCATTCTTTATTTTCACGATATTCCGTAGCTGGAACCCCATTAAAGTAATGTAATTGTTCTTGTTCATTCCAAACAATCTTTCCTTTTATAGTAAACCATCGAACTTTTTCTTGGTCCGATACACTTCCATGCAAGACATTATCCTCATCCCTATATAGCCGAACAAAATAGCGTTCACGTTTAAGTACCGAATCATCATAGATCATAAACGCTTCTGTTGGATCTAAATATATAATTCCGACGTTCCCATCTTCATCGTTGTAATACATTTCGTACCCTTTTCCATAAATAGAGCAAATCTTAGACAATTCTGCATTGTTGTCATCCTGATCATTATATTGATCAAGGAATTCTATGTATTTTTCAATCGTTTCCTCTCCACCATCTACTATGATTTTGATTGGATTTCCAATGAAATATCCGTTCATTGTGTCTACAATGTATTTTGCAAAGTTTACAGCAATACGATTATCGGGTTTCCACTCTGGTTTCGGTTTTTTGTGAAAGATTGGGAAATCTGTTTCGTATGCATCTTGTAATTGTTTATACCGAAACGTGCTTTCTGCAGCATGCCTTTCGATAAAACGACGCAACTTCGCATCTGTTAGTTCTTCGTCTGGCGATATCCTATAAATTTCTTTACGCATCATATTCCTCCTTTCACTTTTGTGTTTAGTCTTGGTTTCTGCTTTCGTTCTTCTTCAATCGAATAACGCAGCATAGCCATTGCATCATCAAAAAATGGAACTGGCTCATCCAGATAAGTATTGGTTCTCTCATCCTTCTTCCACTTCCATTGCTGTATTTCTTTAATTGTATTTACACACGTTGGATAGATATGTATCCTATGTTGTTTCAAATAGTCAATCTGTGCGCTGACACTGTTCGGCTCTTTTTTTACTCCTTTTGCTCTGTATCCTGCTTTCTTCCACATCTTGATACGATCTGGTTCCGCAGAATCACACCACATACGAAGCTTCTTATTGAATCTCCCTGCTGCCTTTTTGATAATTTCTTCTGTGTCCATTTCGTAGACATAAAGTTCCTGACATAAGTACAGATCGCCATCTTTGAATCCAACCTCCCCAATACAGTTTGCATGGTTAAATCCAAAGTCCTGTGCATTTACCATGTAATCAAAGCGTTCTGGTGTACGATCAAATTCTTCTATGACATAATTTTTAAGGATCAAACCTGCAACTTCTCCCCACTCTCCAAGGCCATAAACTCTGTATCCTTCTGGGTCTACCTCTTTACGTCTTAGCATTCGTCTGTGATATGCTTCATCGATGAATCGGTTCTTTTCGTAAGTTGACTGGTGTGTGAGTACATCAGGATCAGCACGATCAAAGAACACTTTCTTGATCCAGTGGTGTGCTGATACAGGGTTAAATGTCATTCTAATCTGATAGAACTGTCCTTCTGGCAATTCTCCTCTCAATCGGTCGTCAATGATTTCAAAATCTGACTGTGTGATCTCTGTCGCTTCTTCTATCCAAACATCTGTTAGCTTTCCTCGTTTGAATGTGATTGATTTCAGCTTTTCTCTCTGTCTTTCGTCGTTTACACCTCTGAATATGATCTGATTGTGATTACTCTTGCATTCTATGATCATATTTGATGCATTGATGTACCAGTATCGTTTATACTGTTCTCCAAACATACGAAAAATAGCACCCTGCAATTCTGCAAAAGTGCTATCTCTATTCGTTACATCTGCTTTTCGAACACATAAAAGATTACGACCAGGATCGCTCATGAGTCTCAGGATATAATGCTGTGCTGTATCCATACTCTTTCCGGATCCGGCAGAGCCTTTCATCACAATGTATCGTTTTTTGCTACGATCAACCTCTTTGAAGCAAGGATTTGCCTGTACTTTTATGTTCATCCAGTATCATCCTCACCATAGTCGATTGTAATATTCAGATCCATATCAGCATCAACTTCCAGCTTGTCCTTGAACATTCCGAGATGCTTTCCGAGCAATTCAAGAGCCTTCATTTTGTCATTCAATCGAACTTCTCTCTCAACCGATTTTCCTTTTGCTCCATCCATCGTCTTGACCTTTACGGACTGTATGCATGCCAGATCATCCTCTGTCGCATCTTCTCTTACAGAAGCATCTTCTGAATCTATTACATTTTGTGGATTTACAAATGCGATTCGTGCTAGTTCCTGAATAACTCTGTCTTGATTGATTCCTGTTCTCTTTGATCTCTCAGCAATTGCTTTTGCAATAACTTTTTGAATACTAACATTTGCTAACAGTCTTGCTCCTTGTTCATTTGCAGTTTTGGGCGAGTACCCAGCTCTGATCGCTGCCTGAGTGGCATTTAAGTCGATCAGATATTCTTCGCAAAATCGTTGCCGCTTTTCGCTTAATGCCATCAGGCTCACTCCTTTCTCTTAAATGGACCTCCAGGGACTCGAACCCTGGACCGATCGGTTATGAGCCGATTGCTCTGACCTGCTGAGCTAGAGGTCCTTAAATTTATGCACGAAAAAAGCACCCGAAGGTGCTTGATTCTTTTCAAATGTTTAATATTATTGTCGATTTTGTCAATAGAAAATAGTATAATAAAGCAAAGGAGGATTGGATATGCGAAAAAAAATCAAATTACTTAATAGAATATTTTGTATTTTTATGTATTTTTTAAGTTTTATGACTGTTTTATCACTTGTTTTTAACTTGATTTATCTAACTCCTATTTATGACATTATTTTAAACAAACATCCTTTAACTTATACAATCATTCTATTTTCTATTATTTTATCCGTACTGCCTACTCGTCTTCTGGTTCATCTTCTGGCTGATCTTCAACGGAAGTTTCTGGAATAGGTGCAGTAACGGGATGATTATTATTTTCAAGAGGTTGAACATCTAATAGCTCTGCATTTTGAGCAATAGTATCAATGCTCCCTACTAAATTCTCTGGTTGAATCCCTAAAGATTTAATTTCATTATAAATTTCAACTTTCTTTTTTAAATTATCCAATTCAATCCCTTCAGCCTCCGCTTGCATTTTTCTTTTTTCTTCTGGTAAAAGCAAAATTTCTTTTATGACATCTACCACTCCTGGTACCTTAAATGCAAACGCACTGCCGCCTCCGACCATTACTAGCAACCCAAATAAATAAGGAAACGCATCTTTAACAGTATTAAAAATTCCTATTATATTAAAATCGATTGGTCCTGGTGAGTTGATATTGATTTGTGTTGAAATCTTTTCGTCTTCTATTTCAAGCTTGCTGAGGTAGTCAGAAACTCCATATAAAATTCCAGATAATAACCTAGGACTAATTGGTCCTGTTTTTCTAACATTAAATACTATATTTATATCATTTTTATATGTATATACATTGTATATTGTACTTAGTATATTCTTTGCGTATCCATCTAAATTACTTATTCCATGATGATTAGATATCGCACGGAATAAGTTCGGATTCAAATCCTCACTTTTTACAGTCATTATAATATCGATATGCCGCCTTTTTAAATAAGGGCACGCAATCTCATTTATTAGTACAGTGTTATTTTCAATACTATCAATTACAGTTTTTTCAACTTCTACAGTATTTTCTTTTTCCTCATAATACTCTCCTGCTCTTGCAAAAGTAATATATCGACTTCCTTCACTTGGTATAACTATAATGTCATTTTCTTTAATCTCATTTATGAAAGACACACACTTATTAATTGCTGTTGTCGGCCTTTTTATGCCTGGGTAATCTGTTAGTATTCTATTTGCAATTGTTCCTTTAGTTTGCTCTGAAATAACAGTATCCTTTGTTATGATATTCCAAGCTACCGCTACAAATCTATTAGCAATAAACTCATCATAAAAATATCCTTTTTTGGTTCTAATCATCCAGAATCTAGTTTCTGAATCAATTTCTTTTATTTCGAAATTCAATATAGCATTCAAAATTTTGTTTTCATTAATTTTACTATCCATATGTCCTCCTAAATCTTTTACAACAAATTATACCATAAGTTTCTGATACATTCTACATGTTGCGACATAAAAAGGACACCGCATTACTGCGATGTCCTAAAAGATTATACGGAGAACAAATTGATTTATTATCTATTCGTTCTAGAATAACTATATCATTTTTTAGTGTGTCATTCTATGTCATCTTGCGGAATCTGAAAATTAGCTAATGCTTTTGAATGGATTCTGTGGATCTGTTTCCATCCATAACCAACTTCCACGCAAATATCTTCCCATTTCATGAATCGAATATACCTCAGATATAATACTCTGCTCTGTGTTCCATCCGCCACATCTGCGATTTTGCTCTCGATGTCTAATCTGATTTCTTGCATGTCTCTCTTCTTGTTTATGATCTTGCTTAAGATCTTATCAAGTCGAACAATGTAATCGGATAAATCTGATTGGTTATGTGCTTTCGGCATATCTGAATATTCAATCGCTCGTGGTCCATCCATCTCTAATCGGAGCTGTTGTTCCTGTTCCTGGAGAGACTCATATTTTCTGACCGCATTCTTATATCTATTCAGGTACTCTTTTTTCTTCTCGTTCTTTTCTTTCTCTGTCATTTCTTGTCCTCTCACATAAATCAATTAACTGCTGCCTTATCTCTTCTAAATGCTCTTTCTGCTTTACCTTATCGGAACAAATGCCCATGCAGATTATCTCTGCACAGGCTTTGCATGGATCCGTCATATTCTACGTCCATTTTTTCGTTTTAACTGGTGTTTTCTTATGATTTTCTGTCGTGTCTCAGAATAATACGGATGTGATTCTTTTTCTTTTCTTCTTAGTTCCTGCTCTTTTAACTTCCAGGACAGATACTTCTCGCATCCTGTTTGGCAAGCAACTCTCTTTGCTCCATGTGCCCGATCTTTACAAGTCAGGCACGGACAATCTTTGTATGCCATTTATGTATCACTCCTTATAATTTGTTCAGTGGACATTCTTCATCGCATATCCTTTTATATTTTTCATAATCATTCGGCGTTATTCTTGGATATATACAATAACCATCGCACATCTCAGTTCTCACTTCTTCCAGAATATTTGTCACTGTCCTTGGTCTTTCCTGGTCTTCTTTTGCAATACCTGTAAGATTCTCTGTTATTGTCATAACTCATCCCTCTCTTTCGCTGCACTACAGAGTGACATTACTGCCACTCCTGCAACTGATCCGATAAATAATCCTGCAATAAACTCAACCATTCTTCTTACTGCCCCCCCCAACATCGTAAATCTCACATGATACTACTTCGTTTCCTGTTCCGTTATCTGTAACCTCAACATCCACGTCATATCCGGAACCCACCAGAGCATCGATGATGATACTCTGGATGGATTCTTCTTTTGTATGGATATAGGCTTTTCCTAATCTTTGTCTTACTTTGCCCATTATTTTTCCTCTTTTATTTGTTTTTCCATTTTTCAATCATTTCTTTGTGTCCTTCTTCTGCCTTTTCTGCATTATCATACATATCAACGTCTAAATCCGACCAATCAATAATATTTCCGTTTTTATCGCATTTGAATACCATCGTCTCGAATCCATGATCAAATGTATAACATGTATCAATAGCAACATATCCATGGTTTCTTGTATTTACAACATTTCTTAGCTTCATCATCTCATTTTCTCCTTAACTTTCTTTAACAATTTCTTTCTCACACCAGATACATCCCTTATCACACTTGATCCGAACCTTTAGCTTCTGCTGCTTGTCCGGACACAGCTTCATGTCCTTAATTGGCTTGCCTGTGATCTCACAGATATAACCTTCAAATTCTTTCTTATTCAGCATCATAATTTCCCCCAGTTCCAGATATTTGTATCATTCTTCCTAAGCTGCAGTTCAATTCCGTTTTCTTCCTGAATCTGTTCAATTAGATCAATCCATGTTACATTCCCTGTTTCAAAGCACTCGGACTTCTCATTAAATCTTTTTCTAAATCGATCTAACCTCTTGTTCCCAAAATCAAACTCATCTTTTAAAACTATAATACTCATAATCAAAATCGTATCAAGTATCTGTCTCTTTGCTTCTTCTAAGTCTCTTTCATAAAGTCTAGGATCAATCAGAGTCTTTAATCCTACAAGTTTTCTCTGTCTTGCTATTCTATGTAGCTCTTCTAATCCTTTTTCTTTTGCTATTTTGTCGCAGAACGCAATCCCTTCATTTCTGCCCTGCATTATATAATCTTGTTTACTCATACTATCTACCTATCTCAGACAGCTTAACTTTCTACCTGAAACAGCATTTATACTGATCACATTTCTATAATTTCTTGCCCGATCATATAAACTGCCGTGATTCTTCTCCTGTGATTTGAAAAATTGTAATACCAAATCTAGTTTGTGAAAAATAAAAATACAAAAAACCTGAAAAATATGTTTACGTTTGCTTGCTTCGTTAATAGTTACTCGAAAAATCTTAATCAGATAGAAAGTTAAGCTGTCTGATCATACTCCTTTACTTATGATATCCGGCACAATTGCCTACATAATGCCACTGCAAACCTTCGTGTTTTGTCTCGCCCCCCCCTGTTATCTCAGGGTAGAAACGCTTATACCACCTCATCAATGTCTTATGATCGATGCCTGATGTTCTGCTGATCTCATTTGTGGACATACCATGTTGGATCCATAACTGTACAACACGTCTTTTAAATCCTTTGCTGTAATCTTCCATCAGTTCTCCTTTCTGCCCACTGCCTTGGGCAGCAGGCTCATGGCTTATACTGGCTGTTTCTTATGCGGTTAATAGTTACTGTGGTATATAATTCAGTCCATCCGGCTGATCTCTGTCCGCATATGGGATCATCTTTTTACGCCCTGTCGCTTAAGATCATCCCGAAGCCCACAACTACCACGACTATTACTACGACTTTTAACAACAATCTTGGGTTGTTGGTTGCTACGGACAGAGATCAACCGGATGCCTTTGTTTTTTTCACTTAGCTTGCAGCAAGCAACTTATTAATAAAATACTGCTGCCCTTTACCAGTAACCTTTGTAGTCTTACTGATTTTTGTCGATCCGTTTGGATTGTTGATTACCGTTTCTTTGATTTCAAACAAATCCATATCCATTGCTTTCTGCGTTGGCATATTCCAGTCTGATCCTTTTCTCTTGATCAGATAGCCATTATTTCTTAGCCATTCAAATAATTTATTCTGTCCAGTCTGAACTCCATTCTGTCTAAGAATTTTTGCCAGTTCTCCAATCAGGATAGATGTGTCACTTGCTGTTACTGCATCTGCAAAAATTTCTTTTGGCTTCATTCTTTCATTGTCTTCAATTAAGATTGCATTATCAGATTTTAATTTATCAATTGTCTTATCTGCCATCTTCAACGCTCTTGCAAATACTTGCTCTGGACTATTCCAAGCTCTTTCAAGATTAATAAGATAATCCCTAACTTCTTTTCCTTTTTCTGTCCTAGACATCATAGCCAAATGTTTTGCCATTATCATTGTTATTTGATAATCTTCTAGTTCCCTAACAGCTCCATTATTAACAACTGTATTTGATGTACATTTGTTATAATCCTCACCTTCAACAAATAGTCTCTTATTATTTTCAAACCATCTGCTAAATCTGGATTGAATGTTCAATGCTTTATGCAAATCCCTTGCTGATACTGTTGGTTCTTCTGTATCGTAGTTAACAGGAATTAAATTATCCATACGTTATGTCATCTCCTAACTGTTTCTTTAACAACTGCTTCTCCAGATTCTCGTAATCACAATCTTTGACTTCTCGCTGTGTAAAATTGTGTATAGTTTCTTCTTTCTTTGGTTTCGGTGTTGATTTCTTCCGTTTCTTTGACGTAGGGAAGAAACTCTTATATCCTCCACCAAATGCTTTTCTTACAATGCCCAACTTATCAGAATCATTCTCAGCCAGAGAATCTAGTTCTTCTTTCAAGGCATTGATCTGTTCTGCAGATAATGTTGGTCCAGTATGATTCCTCATATCAAGATAAAGACAGAACTCTCTGTTCAGATCTGGATTGCTATAATAATATTTACTTTCCTTTACTTTACTTTCCTTTAGGGATTCTTCTCGGGAATTATCGTTATTTTTCTTGGAATTATCCGTATTATTCTCGGAATTATCTTCAAAATGTGTAACTTTAATAAAAGGTTCTGTTTCTTCTTCATTTAAAAGCCAGAACCTGTCGACTTTTATTGGATTCTTCTTAGCTCTTGTTTTTACTGCTAACTGAAATCTCTCCTGTATTCCGGCAGAAGTCAGGACAGCGTCCGACTGGAAAAGCTGTTTATCAAACATCGACCGTTCCAGTAAGAATGTCAAGACTTGCTTCACCTTGTCACTATTCATGTTCAGATCATCCGACACGATATAGTAAAAATCATCATCTACAATGATGTAATATCCATTTTTGTAAATTTCACAAAGAAGATAGATAAAAATTGTGATCCCATCTGCTCCATATCTGGATTTCAGGATCTTTATCTTCCTGTTCGAAAAGAAATTACAATCCAAAGAAAAATATTCGATACCTCGTTTCTTATGTCTGGCCAAAACGATTCTCCTTTTTCTTATTTGATTTCTTCTATCTCTACTTCAACTCGTGGGTCCTCTGCATAATGCTTTTCCATATGCAGCGTTACCACCTGCGTATCATCTCTGTATGCTAATTTATTCAATGCATCCAGAATGCTTTTTGCAATGTTATCAATGTCTGGTTTCTTCGTTGGAAACATAAGGTCTTCCAACATCTGTTGTTTCTTTTTCTTGCTTGTACTCTTAACGATCGGATAATAAGCTATGATCGTTACTTTTAAGGGCTGTCCGTTATTAAAAATGATGTTGTTTGATTCCTGCCTGTAACAGCACTTGATCAAATTCTCGTATAGCATAGTACCTTCTGGCGTATATGAGAAAGTTCCACCTTTTTTACTACGGACAGTTCTTGCCCTGGCTTTTCCTTTCGGTTCACCAGGGACTGTAAATCTAACTGTCTCCATAACTGTTACCCGATGATCGTGATCACTTTTAACAGTTCTTCCGGTAAATTCTCTGTTAAATATTTCTTGATAGCATCTACTGCTTCATACTTCCAAAGTCCACCATCAGCTTCTACCAATTTAAACATTGGCTGCCCATCGGAACCTTCTCTGATTCGGAAGATAAACTTGCTTTCTGGCTGTTCTACTTCCAAAAATGTACGATATGGACGAAGTGTTACCGGATTCGGTACGATCACATCTTCTTTTCCTGCAATGCCTTTTGTGATCGTAGCTTTCTGGCTGACTCCATCATCTCCATAGTTGGCCACTGTTTTATTTTCTACATTTCCAGCAACTGAAAGAATCAGTTCTGTTTCATCACTCTGTTTAAAGGCAGTCTGCATATTAATTACAAACGCTTCCTGATCATAGTAATGATCGAAATCAAAACCATTTGGATTTGTACCTACGCGAAATAATTCTTCTCGATTTCTTTCCTGTGTAAGACCAGATAGTAATCTTACTCTTGTTGGAGATTCTACGTGAATGATCATAGATTCTCTTAACTCTTCGCTTTTTCCGCTGATATAATCAATCAGGGAATTAAGACTTGTAGCTGTCAATGGTTCTGCAAACTCTTCTCTGTCATATCGTGACATAGATTTATCGCAATAAGTCTTTCCTGCGATTTCTACAACGTGTGGCTCTCTTGCACTGTCTGTCAGTTCTTCAATCTTTTCGATTGCTTCTCTTAAAAATGTATTATCCATTGTTATGTATCCTCCTGTTTTATGCCTGTTTTGCTTTTCTTAAATCAATGACTTTGTTGCTTGGTTCGTAGATTTCCCCAGTGTCCGGATCAAAGGCTTTCTGTGGCTCTTCCTCTTCCTGATCAATCACATCATTGACACTCATCTGTCCCGGAATCTGGTTAAAAATCTCGATCGCTTCAACCTCTCCGGTACGGAGATCACGTCCCATACTCAGGGCTGTTGTAGCTCCAAGCTCTGGTGCAAGACTTAACTTCGTTTCAACTGTAGTTGATACAAAATTTCTCTCATCATTTGGACGAAGAGAGATTGACACATTAATCTTTCTTACCTTCTGTGCATCTGTGTTGGGATCCTGAATGTTTTCAGTAACTTTTTCTAAAGCCTTATTGAGCTGTACTGAAAGCTTCCCTCCTGCAAACTCCTCTAAATTAAAATGCTTCATTGTATTGCTCCTTCCTTTTATTTAAAGAACTGCTGTGGTTCTTCTTTTGTTGTTTCTTCCTGCGGTTCCTGTTTCTCTGGTTCTGTCGTTTCCTCTACTGCTTCCTGCAGATCCTGATCCGCTACAATATTTTCTTCTGTAACAGCATCTGCATATTCTTTTGTACCATCTTCATTTATCATTGCCATATCGGATTCCATAGCATTTTGCAGATCAATAGACATGATCCCCCATTTGCTAATCAATTGACGTAGCATTGTTTTATATGCCATCTGATCAAAATCCTTGTACCAGTGGGAAGAATACATCCATGAATCTTTTGGATCATAATTTCCTGCTTCATAGTCTTCAAAAGATACTTTTTCTTTTGTTCCGTATTTTGTGTTAATCTTTGTCGCATCCTTTGAAAATGCTGCTGAATATTTATCTGCATGCGACATCATCTGTTTCTTGGACCAGTAAATTGCTTTTCTGAATCCGTTGGTCAATTCAAAGCTTGCATAATATCCCATCGTTGGTGCTTCTTCTCGTTCATCCCATTTGTCAATCATCAAATTAATTTTGATTTCTTCATTGAGTGGGTCAAAGTATTCAAGTTCACCTTCTTTTATTGCCAGTACATTAAGCTTACGATACTGTCCTGATCTAATCGCAAGTTGAATATATCCTTTGTACCCCAACTGAAATTGAGCAATTTTTCCATACTTTTTATCATTAAAAGGTACAAGATAGTAATGCCCTAATTGTGGAGAAGGTGATAATTTTAAAGATTCTCCCAACAAAGATCCTGAAAGAATAGACTGGTTTGTACATTCTTTTAGTGATTCATTATTATTTACTGCTGAAATCACTCCTGTAATAAAACGCTGTCTATTATCCTTCCCCAATGCCTGATCAATGTTTGATATTACGGCCATGCTATTAAGAAATGTTGTGATTCCTGTTTTTGTGGACTGTGTTTTTGTCCTGTTTGCTAAACTGTTTCCAACTGCCATTTTATAATTCCTCCTTTGGATCTATAATTTTAAATTCTTCACATACTTTTTGTACTAGACTAAGTCTTGCGTTAACTTCTTTAAAGTTATGTTCTTTTACAGTACATCGGAATGTGATTGTTGATATTTTTTCTCCTGTCTTATTTACTGATTTCTGTGCTTTTACTGGCTTTTCTTTGCTTTTGCCTGCAAATACTACTTTCTTTGCTTCTTCTTGTGATCGTTGTTTTCTTTGTTGCTCTTCCTGCTTTAGTTGTTCCTCGTATATTGCTTTCTGCTTCGCTGTCTCCTCTAATTTTTGTTTTTTGTTGATTGCTGCAGTAAGATCAAAGTTCTTTAGATACTCTTCTTTCATCTCATAAGCAAAGGAACTTGTGTCTGCATTTATGACGAATAAATCATTGTCAACCTTGTCACGAATTTCTGTAATCTCCTTTGTGATTGATTTAAACGTTGTTGATACATTTAACCAAGACTCCTTAAAAATTTTGTCAAACGTTACTACGTCAGCGAGTCCACCGATTGTTTTTGCATAGATTTCTTTGACCTTTTCAAGTTTTTCCTGTCTTGTTGCTTCTTCGTATCCTTTGATCTGCGTATCAATATTTGTAATTGCTTTATTAACAATACCAATCAGTTCTTTCTCTTGTTTCTCAAATGCTGAATATGGTTCTGTAATCTGTTTTTTTATTTCTTTTCGTTTGCTCTCTAAAGCTTCCACAAATTTATTAAGATTTGCACGATCTTTTTTTGCATCTTTTACTTGATCTGCTGTATAAACCAGATTCATGTAATCATTTGCTTTTCCTTGGATTTCTGTTTTTAACTCTTCATAGTTCCAGTCAATCTCTTTCAGAAATCCCTCTTCCTGTGGATTGTATATCTTAAGTTCCATGTATTTCTCCTTTATTGATTCATCTAAGCTTTTCTTTTATACTAATGTTGTAGTTTTTTATTAGCCAAAGAAAGGATGGTTTTATGCACACACCAGATGATTTACGTTATGATTTAGCACTCATTGGAGCTCAAGCTAAGTTCCAAGACGCTCTTGCCAGAGACGTTGTTTCTGATCTGTATCCTGGTAACGAACTATATGGAGAAGCCGAATTACTTACTTCGTTTTTTAATGATATTTACTCTACTCTCCAAGATCGTTCTGATTCGGATTTTGTTACAGATGCGCCTTTTTAATCACCTCTTCACGAGTCATATTTAAGATGGCTTCAATATGTTCAACAGTCAGGTTATTGCCTTTTAAAATCTCCACAATTTTATTTACAATAGCCTGATTTTCTTTTTTCTTTTCCTGAACCTCTTTCATATATTCATCGTATCGATTCATGACAATTTCTCCTTTTAAATTTCTGGAAGAATCAAGTTCGGTTGCTGTCTTTTTAAAACTTTCTGCCAGAACTCTTCTTCCGCTTGTTTTAATATCTCAATATCTTCTTCTACGTCTGATCTCTCAATATGATAATCTTTTGTTTGTAGCTGGATCTGACCCTGCCATACTGATTTAAGTTGTGCTCTCAGTTCAACAAACTCATATTCAGTAACCAACAGATAATGCAGGACCTGTATGTAATAGTTGTCCGGAATCTGATCTCTCCATTTTTCACGCTGCATACTTTGTAGGATATTAGTTGTCTTAATTTCTAAGATTCCTTTGCGACCATCCTGATCGGTTAGTTTTCCATCCAAAGATGCATGTGCCCATGGATACTTTTCATTCCGGATCATGTTGTCTCCGAAGTACTCAACCTTGTACTCTGGATGGTCAAGTGCGAACAGCGATCTAAGCAATGGCTCCGCATCATGCCCATACTTCACATAGTCCTTATCCGAAATATCTGGAGCTGTTCTCTGCCCTGTCTTTTCTAAATACAGTTCTGTATTGGTTTTATATGGATTGAGTCCTAATACTGCAGATGCATCAGAACCACCGATTCCATGTCTGGCATTTAACCAGGAATCAAAGGAATCAAACTGGATCCGTTTGATTCCTTTGCTGATTTCGATTGTTTGCATAGTCTGTCTTCCTTCTTAAGCTTTTGCTCTCACTACTAACGTCTTATATTTCATTCGTAAAGTGTCTCTTACAAGTTCTGCAGTTTCTTTTTCTTTATCATTCAGATTCTTTTCTAAAGTGTCTGCAATAAATCTGAGAACGCCCACTGTAAGATCACTTGCAATTTCTGGAACCGGATTTACGCAATCACTAATTTCGAACAAAATGGTTTCCAACACTTTTTCTAGTTCATCAGCTGCCTTGTCTGTGCATCCTGCTGTATCTAAAACATGACCTCTTACGATTCCTTCTGTTACTTTCTTCATTGTTTCACTCTTCATTGTCGCTTCCTCTTCTTTCTTCTAATAATCCCATCAATTTTTCTTTCAGATACCCTGCTTCGATCATACAGTTCCGATTATCCAGGAACAGCATTGTACTGTAATCTGGTCGCTGTTCTGCACTAAAGCCATTTTCCCAGATCTTAACGCTTAGCACTGCGGTGGCTCCATGATATTCGACGCATACGCACGGAACACCTGGCTCTCGCCAATCTATCCAATCTATAGTTCCATCTGTCATTTCTTGCAGTCGCAAAGATAGATCAAAGATCTCAGTTACTATTTTTCTGATTTCACTTTTCTGACAATCTGTGTTATACTGTTTTTGTCTATTTAACTGTGTGCCTAATGGAGTTGCCGCTCCGTGGGCACTTTTTTCTTTTATCAGGTTTCTTACTTTCATGTATGCTGCGAGCTCTCTGGACTCTAAATACACAACAGCTTCATTAGATCCCTGCTCTGCTCGCTCAACAGATTTCTGTTGAATCTTAATCATTTCATCCAACTCTTGTAGCAATATCTTCTCGTCAATCATTTTTTTCGCCCCCTTTCATTTCATTGTTAGCTTATCAAGCATCCATTTCATTGTTTTCTTCCCAATCTTTGTTTTAGAAAAAACGAAACAAATGATCATACTAACTAATACATAAAGTGTAAATACTATTGCTGTTGCCATTTATGCTCCTTTCCTAAAGTCCAAAACGTTTATCGAAATAATTCTTCTGGATTTTTCCATGAATTGGCGACATAAATCCACCATCTTCTAATTCTTTCCGAAGCTGCCTAATTACCCGATATGCTGTTGATTGTTTGCATCCAAGTATCTTCATAACATCCTGGCAATCATACATTTCGATTTCTGTAACTACATGTTCCTGCATAATTAATCCATCTCTCATGTCTTTCACCTACCTTTCTTCAGATGGCTTAACTCTCCGTCCGATGATTGAGTGCTATTTTTAATAATTAACCAATTTTATATAGGAGTTTCGGGGTTGCGTGTATCGGACAGAGGATTAAGCCATCTGTTGTATTTAATTGTTATATGTTATAATTTCTTAAAAAGGAGGAATATTATGTTTAAAGCCCCAAATCTTGACTTATTAAACTTTTGGATTGCTCTTCTTGCATTAATAGCTGCTATTTATAGCATCTATTACACTAAGAAATGTAATCGTCGAAAACTTACTGTTACTGCAGGTACTGTATATACACAAGTATCTGGACCTGCAATCTTTTGGTTCTCACTTAATAACTTATCGCCTATGCCAATAACTTTAGATTCTATTGAATTTTCTCTCCCATCTGGTGAAATCGTACATCCTGTGGATTACGAACCTGAGCAAACATATACATATGCCGGTCCTTTGAGAACTCCGATTGCAGATATCATTTCGGACGATCTGTATTCTAATCATTTAAGTGCTGGAGATATTCTATATCCTTGTTCTTCGGAAGAGTTTGGATATTATTTCGATGAAATCTATCCCACACTTGCGATTAAGATCACTTCCGTTAACCGCATTCACCATTTCAAGAAACATCAATCATTCCTTGTACATTTTTCTGATGTAGAAGAGTGTACAGAGATTAACGATTAATGCTGTTGCTGATAGTATTGTTGTTATTACTTGCATGTTTTAACTCCTTTATTTTTCTATACCGCTTTAAAAAGCTTATATCCCGGACAGCTTTTCTCTCCGCAAGAATAGCTGTCCTTTTTTTATTACCCAACAGCTACACACATCTTTTAGCTTCTCGCCACAATTTGCACAGAAATTTGAATCTTCTTCATTTTCTTGTTTACAGCTTGGGCAACTAATTTTATTACTTCTTATTTTGCTCATCTCCTAAATGCAGATATAAATGGATGTTCTTTCTAAGATCACTGCAACTGCAAGAATATCTATCATTACTTTCTGTAAAAGAAGTTCCTTCTTCATTTCACTGTAAGGATCTTCTTTTTTTAATTTTCTGTATGTATATATTTTCAATAATGTTTCTAATCCAAGGAATGCGGCTGCCACTAATCTAGTTATCTGAATATATTTCGTCTTTCTCACCTCCTGGTTATTTAGTTTCGGTTAAACCGAAGTCTAATGGTAAAAAAATAATTTGCGAATAACGTACATTATACGTTTCCTCTATTTTACGAAGCACCGGAATATCTGGATAAGACTTTCCTTGTTCATAGTTTCTAAGTGTATCTGTCGCTATTCCTATTAATTTAGCGGCTTCTTCTTGCTTATAACCTCGCATTTCGCGGATACTCTTTAATGTTGCTTTCATATCTTTAGGAAATCTAGTTTCCGTTTTCACTTTCGCTCACCTCCTTAGTTCTCTTATATACTACCACGGTTAAACCGAAGTGTCAACGGTTTTTCCGAATTTTTTTCGGTTTATATTGATTTTTTTCGGTTTCTCCATTATAATATAGTCATATTCAAATTAAGAAAGGAGGCACTGGTAAATGAGCGACTTAGGAAACAAAGAAGTCATGGCTAGAAATATAAAATACTATTTAAAGGCTAATGATGTTACTCAAACAGAAATGTGCAACACCTTAGGTTTTAAAATGTCCACTGTATCAGACTGGATGCATGCACGAACCTATCCACGAATTGACAAAATAGAGATGATGGCTAATTATTTTGGAATAGAAAAATCAGATTTAGTAGAAAAGAAACCTTCTTCTGCAGAGCTCAATAAAAGAGACACAAAGCAAATAGAAGAAATACTACAGCAAACAAAAGATAAACTAACATCCCAAGAAGGATTAATGTTTGATGGTGATCCTGCTTCTCCTGAAGCAATTGAATCTATTCTAAACGCAATGGAAATTGGGATGGAGATGGCTAAGAAAAAGAACAAGGAAAAATATACACCTAAAAAATATAAAAAGGACTGATGTGAATGGACATAAAAAAGATTGTAAATTCGCTTGTCAAGAAACATAAAACAAGAAATCCCTTTGAGATTATCAAGGGAATGAATGTGATCCTTGTGCCAGTGCCACTTGAAGGTGTTAGAGGATTCTATCAATATTTTCAACGTAACAACATTATTTATATTGATGATTCTCTTCCAGAACATGAACAGATTCTTGTCTGTGCTCATGAATTAGGACATATGTTACTACATAAAAAAGCTAATGCATTATTCATGGATACATATACTGGATTCAATACAACGAAGTATGAAAAAGAAGCCGATCTGTTCGCTATGGAGCTGTTAGTATCAGATGAAACAATTCTAGAATTTCAAGAATACACAACTGATCAGATTGCACGTGCACTTGGATATGATGAGAAACTAATTAAATTAAGATTAAAATAGCAACCACTTGCTGTGCAATAAATAGCAAAGGTTTTAAAATTCTATAATTTTTTTGAGGGGGGGACTACAAAATAAAATGAGTTATAAAAGCGATTACAGTAAAGCTGTATTTTTAAATGCTTATGGCAGTGGCAAACCGTTAAAACAAAATTCTGAATATCAGCAATACATAAAATTTGAGTGTGAAATTACAAACCCACGGAAATACCACAAACAATTAATTGCAGCAGATTATTTACAACCGGCATCACCTGAAAAGATTATTTCTTCTTTAAAAGTTTCCGAATTGAAAGAAATATGTGAATCTATCGGCGTACAAAAAACTGGCAAAAAACAAATATTGGTAGAAAGAATTATTTCTTCTTGCTCACCAGATCAAATAACTTCCTTTGTTAAAGAGCCTTTATACTCTTTGAGCGCTAAAGGAGAATTATTTTTAAATGAGCACTGGGAGTATGTTGAATTGCATAAACACAAGAATTATGGAATTTCTTTAGATGAATATGTAAGTTTGAAAAATTCTCTCCCATTTACATCAACTTTTAGAGATGTAGCATGGGGAATATTTAACAAACGAATTTTAGATTATTCTAAGAACAAACAGTACGGATTACTCCGTAGCAATTATCTCAACATGTCCCAACTATCAAAGGAAGAGAAAAATTATGATGTCGAACTAAAATTTTTATTATATGTTTTGTTTTTTGATATTTACGATTACGACATGGAATATATCTCGTATCAAACTACAAGAGAAAAAGCTATAAACTGCTATAGATGTTTTGCATTCCAAACAAGCATTCCTGGTAGAATATCTGAATTAAAAGAATATTATGACGAAATATATGCAGATGAAGTATACCAATCATACAGCGGTCAGTTCCCAATAGTTGTCTGTGATATCAATACTTTCAAACATCTTGTAATTGATCTCTTCGATAGTACAGAAAATATCAATCAGAAATATGTTGAATCATTCGAGCGAAATTTTACTTGCTATGTCGATGTCCATTTTAGACAGCATAAAGAGGATGTTTCTTCGCATGTTGATTCTAATCAAAAGCCAAAAGGCTGTCTTTCAAATATAGCGATAATATGTTTTTTGATATACATTTTATCTATTATTCAGTAACCTACAAATTGCGACATCGCAACAATCGAACTTTGAAAATATAATATACTTACCCAGGAAGTCGTCAGACGGCAAGTCTCCAACACCGCTCCGAGCATTGCGGAAAGGAGGCCCTTATGAGTACATATGAGGAATTTATGATCATCATAAATGTCGCACTATTAATTATTGCCATTCTGAACTATACACATAAAAAATAGCCGTCCTGCCCCTGGTAAGTGTAGAACGACTATTTTTTGTTAAGCATTCGCCGGAGCGGATGGGTTTGCTCCATCGTGCCGACTTCCTTGTTAAGTATATTATAATCAAAGTTCTTGAATTTTTCAACTTGATTTTAACAACTTACAAACTTACTACAGGTACGAGGTTTAAAATGGATATAAAAGAATATATGAGTAAGCGACTTGATCCGCAAATTAAATGGTATGACGAAAAAGCAATGCAAGATCAAAAATATTATAAGTACTCCCAATTGATTGAAATTGTACTCGCTTCTTCTATTCCTTTATTGGCCGGGTATTCTAAATACAATTTCTGGATTCCTGTCATAATGGGAATATTAGGTGCACTGATTGCAATTATAGAATCCGTTACAAAATTATACAGATTTCATGAAAATTGGATTCAATATAGAACCACGTGTGAATTATTAAAGCATCAAAAATATTTATATATTACTAATTCTTTTCCTTATAATACTGGAGAAGAAACCATTGAAAATATTTTTATTAAAAATGTCGAAAATATAATGTCTTCAGAAAATGGTCAATGGAAAGATATTAATTCCGAAAAAAGTAAGAAAAAATAATCTCATTCTACTTTTTCATAAGTTTCTTCGAATATGTCCGGCTTACATGGATATTTTTCTCCATTGATTCCAGTTATAATCCAATCTCCTGGAGAAGCAATCATATCTCCTTCAAGTGTATGAATAACTTCTTTTTTATCTGTTTGATATGCTTCGACCACCACAGGTTTTTTTCTAAATTTTTTGATTTTTTTGTAACTCATATTAACCTCCTCATTTTAAATTAGAAAGGATTGATACTATGCCAAAATTATACGATTACAGATTATTTATCAGCCACGCTTGGAAATATGGCGATGACTATAATAAATTAATTAGCTTCTTAGATAAGGCTACATATTTTAGCTACTACAATTATTCTGCCCCAATAGAAAAACCTTTATTCCCTGCTGGTACTCCGATGACCAATAGTGAAATTCAGGAACTTATATCAGCGAAAATTCGACCTAGTCAAATTACTATCGTGCTTTCCGGAATGTACGCTGCACACAGCGATTGGATGAAGTACGAGATTGATGAATCTGTACGAATGGGGAAACCGATTCTTGCGGTATTACCTTGGGGACAACAAAGAGTCCCTTCTTATATTACTATGCATGCCGACAAAATTGTCGGTTGGAACACTAACTCAATTGTTAGTGCTATCCGTTCACTAATAAAATAATCATTTGCTGTAACTATAACATTTTACAGTATAAGATTCAACATTATGCAAAACAAAAACCGCCCAGCTGCAACTGGACGGAATTTAGAAACCTATCAACTTTGTGTGTGATATGCTCCTACCTGAACAATAGGATTATATCATACACTCCCGATTTTTACAAATTGATGAGGGTGTATTTTTTGTACCCTTTTTTAGGAGGGATATATT